CCACAGGAAGTATTCATAAAGACTGTGATTGGTTTAACAACATTGTCATGTCTTCACGAATGGATGAGTATGGTATGACCTATACTCCTCCTGATAAAGCTGGAACTCATCCGGCATTTCGACCTTATGGGGAGATTAGTTTTCTTAAGAGGGACTCTCGTTTTGATCCTGAATTTGGATTCGAAGTGGGAGCCTTAGAGAAAACATCGATCTATAAGTCCTTACATTGTGTAATGAAGTCGAAATTCATGTCTCCTAGTGAGCTTTCTGCCACAAACATTGATAACTCTTTGAGGGAAATGTTTTTGCATGGTAGGAAAGACTATGAGGATTTTAGGACAAAGATTTCCAAAGTTGCCAAAGAGGCAAATTTGGATCACCTTTGTTCGAACCTAACCAAGTCATTTGACGATTGTCTTATTGCTTGGAAGGAGAAATACTGTACTGGTTACGGAACCACAAGTTGCTAATGTGGTTACGCTTGCGTATTTCTTGAAGCTGAAACAAGTCCTGGTTAAGACTATAAAATGACCCTTATTGTCATCTGGTAGGGTGACAAAGTATGTTATCTACCGCTAATACTAATAAGAGATGCCAGGACTCGCAATCCCAACCTGGCCCCACTATGCGTGTTCGAGGACCACCAAAACCTCGAGGAGTGGATGCTCCGTCTTATTCGCCTATGCAATTAGTTCAGTTTTTAGCTCATTATGAAAGTGAGAGAGAGAAGAACAGGCATTTGGTGAATATTACTAAACCTCTTCCCGCCTATAGGCGGGAAGAATATACTAAACTTTTCACTGAGTTAGACGTCACTGACGGTCTGCCTTATGATAAAGTGAAGAAAAATTTGTTCGCCCCTGAACCCGATGAAATACCTACGGATAAGGAGTTGGACGAATATATGTCACCACAGAGTGGTATTATTAAATCTGAAAATACTGACACAGTTACTTCTTCTGTAACCACTTTCGTGGATGAGAATAATGACTGGACTAGTGGTATCAACCATATGAAAGATGACTCTTATTATGCTGCTGATACAGGCGATGTTTCGTTATCTGCCTTCTTTGCTCGTCCGATTGAAATTGGTAGAGTCGATTGGGCTAGTAATGCCACTAACACTGTCGCTTTGGATTTAGATCCATGGTTGTTGTTCTGGGCTAATTCCCGGAACGTTAACAGAATAGCCAATTATCGTAATCTTCGGGCTAATCTTAAGATCAAAGTTATGTTAAATGGTTCCCCTTTTCACTATGGCCGTGCAATTTGCGTCCATAGTCCAATGGGAGCTACTGACGATTATTTAGATCGTGATAGTATCACACAGTTATCTCAACTTCCGCATGTATACATAGACCCTTCTACTTCGCAGGGTGGTGAGATTACTATTCCTTATATTCATCATTTCAATTCATTTAATATTCTTACTGCGGATTGGTCTGGTCGTTCCCGGATTTATATCCGTGGTATGACGCCTTTAGGCCATTTGGCTGGTAGTACAGGTACCGTAACCATTACTGTCTTTTGCTGGGCTGAAGACGTTGTTCTTTCTTGTCCTACAAGCAGCAATCCCAGCACTATATCTCCTCAGGCTGGTCCCGAAGATGAGTATGGTAAAGGTATTATTTCGCGCCCAGCGTATGCAGTAGCACATCACGCCGGGCTTTTGAGAAATGTCCCCTTCCTTAGACCTTATGCCACTGCCACTCAAATTGGTGCTGGTGCTTTAGGTGACGTGGCACGTATGTTTGGCTTTTCTCGTCCTACGAATATTTCAGAGACAAGATATGCTAAGCCGTCACTTACTCAGACTTTTGCCAATGCTGATTCTACCGATACTTGTCCTAAGCTTACCTTTGATTCCAAACAGGAAACATGTGTGGACCCTAGGACCGCTGGTTTTGGACCTTTGGATCATATGGCTTTTAAAAATATAGTCAATAGGGAATCTTATTTGACACAATTTAAATGGAATAAAGAGACTGATGGTGCTGGCACAATGTTATTTAATATTGGAGTTAGTCCTTGGCATGTCAATCAAGACCGAAACCCTCCAGGGGGTAACGGTCCCTTCGATATGCCTGCTTGTGCTTTTGTAGGTATGCCTTTCCGTAAATGGAGAGGTTCCCTCAAATTTAGATTTCAGTTTTGTGTTTCTCCTATGCATAAGGGCAGAATCAGGATTAGTTATGATCCTGCTGTAGCTCCTAATGGAGAAGTTGAAACTAACACCGCACTTAACGAAATTATTGATATTGGGGCTACAAACGATTTTGTCATCGAAGTTGGGTGGCATGCTCCAGAATCTTACAAGGTGATTAGCAAACCTGGAACTGTGCCTACTAATCAATTGTTTGGTAGAAATCCTTTAGTTCTCAATCCGAACAATAGACACAATGGTGTATTGTATTGTCATGTTGTTAACGAGTTGGTTTCTCCATCTACAGCTCCCGCTTCCTCTGACATTGGTGATGTTTATTGCAATGTTTTCATTTCAGCAGGAGAAGATTTTGAAGTCGTCGATCCAGATGGCAATTTCTTTGACAGTTATTTATATCGTCCGCAATCTGGAACTGAAGTTTTGTCTTCAGATTCTTCTGCTCCGGAAGGCCCACCAGTTCTCCGGAAATTTGGAAACGGATGTGATCCCAATCATACGTTGATATATCATGCAGATCCAGTTGTTTCTATCCGTACGCTTATTAAAAGATACACCTTTTATAGACGAAATATATCTGCCCCTTTTCCTGCACTTACCAGTCCTTATGTTTGGACGTTATTGCAGAGTCCATATCCGTTGCAAAAGGGCCGAACGGCTGGTGGGAGATTGAATGGAATAAATTATGTCCATTTCATTCCTCTTACCTACTTTTCTGCGGCTTTTGTCGGTTCAAGAGGAGGTATAAGACACAAGATGATGTTGTCTTCATCATTTAACACAGACCATGTTTGTTCTATTATGCGTGTTGGTTGGCAGGCAAATGAATCTAATGCTATTAGACTATTAGACCAACCTACCAGTTCGGTTTACAACCATGCCACTACCCTGATGACTAAAAACACAGGGTGGGGTGGTATGGCTGTGACCCATAGCAAAATTTCTCCTTTGATCGAGGCGGAATTTCCAAACCACTTTGAGAGAAGATATTATCGTACCCGAGATGCCAATGCGGCAGGTCAGGGTTCGGAATTATTTTACCGTGTGGAAGTTGCAGGAGCTCAAGCTCCAGCTAACGCCACTATTACTCTCGACGATCATGTTGCTGCAGCAGACGATTATAGCATGTTTTGCTTTCTCGCTGCTCCCAGCTTATATATAGGAACCCTCACGTAATTTATTACGTCTAGGATACCTACATTTGTATATTTGTATAATATAATGCCAACAGTCATACTGTAATCCTACGAGTAACCCGTAGGTGCGCTTATTGCGCGAGGAGCCATTATGGTATTCCCTAATATATATTTAACGTAAGTTTTTTGTCCATTAGGGTTGTACCCCGATGGCTCTTTTTTAGTACGTTACAATTTATACTATGGTTTAACCTCGAAGATCCCTTGCTTT